CAGTTTAAAGTTGAGTTTGAATGTGAGTTCTTAGGATCAGTTGACACACTGATTGCTCCAAGTAAATTAAGAACTTTAGTTTATGACAATCCGAAGACAAGAAATGCTGGATTAGATGTTTACGAACCATCTAGAGAAAAACGTGACTACGTAATGACAGTTGACGTTGCAAGAGGAGTTGGAGAAGACTACTCTGCATTTGTTGTTGTAGATGTCACAGAATTTCCTCATAGAATTGTTGCAAAGTATAGAAACAATGACATCAAACCAATGTTGTTTCCAAACATCATATATGAAGTAGCGAAGAGTTATAATAGTGCATTCATCTTATGTGAAGTAAATGATATTGGAGATCAGGTTGCAAGTATTCTTCAATATGATTTGGAATATCAAAACTTATTGATGTGTTCAATGAGAGGTAGAGCTGGACAGGTAGTTGGACAAGGATTCTCTGGTAAAAAGACACAGTTAGGTGTCAAGATGTCCAAAACAGTTAAGAAAGTTGGATCTTTAAACTTAAAGACTCTGATTGAAGAAGATAAGTTAATCTTCAATGATTATGAGATCATCTCGGAGTTGACAACTTTTATCTCAAAGCGCAATTCGTTTGAAGCAGAAGAAGGATGTAATGATGACTTGGCAATGTGCCTTGTCATTTATGCATGGTTAGTCCAGATGGACTACTTCAAAGAACTTACTGATCAAGACGTTCGTAAGAGATTATATGAGGAACAGAAAAATCAAATAGAACAAGACATGGCACCCTTTGGTTTCCTAGATGATGGACTAGGTGAAGAAAGTTTTACTGATAATAGCGGAGACAGATGGTATAACGCATCAGAATATGGAGAAACTGCAGGTGGCATGGATTACATGTGGAATTATCGATAATGAATTCTAAGAATAAAGTAATAGATCTGATGCAGAAAAATGATGGAATTTGACAAGCAAATAAAACTAGGACATCTTCTGCTTAATGATAGAAAATGCAGAACCTGTGGAGAATTTAAAAATCTTATAGATGGATATTATCGAACAAGAAAAGATAGAGGTGCAGTTGCGTCATCATATTCATACGAATGTAAGGAATGTACAATCAAAAGAATCATAGATAATAGAAAGAAAAAAGATCCACATACTGATTGGCAGTACCCAGATTGGTAGTTCACGTCCAGTTTACCCCCCTGAAAACATTCCTTTTGATAAATATTTTCAGATAAACTGAGACTACGGAGAGAAACATGGCGACTCCTCAATTATCTCCTGGAGTGATTACCAGGGAGGTTGATTTAACAGTAGGAAGAGCTGATAATGTATTGGGAAACATCGGTGCAATTGCAGCACCTTTCCAGATTGGCCCTGTTGATGAAGCAAAGGATATTGTTACAGAGCAGCAACTGATTAGCGTTTTTGGTAAACCAATGTCTACCGATACTCACTATGAGTATTGGATGGCTGCATCATCGTACCTCTCTTATGGAGGCGTTCTTAAGGTTGTAAGAACAAATGGTGCAAACCTTAATAACGCAAACGCAGGTGTAGGTGCTGCTAGCACCACCAATGCAAAAATTAAGAACTTTGACGACTATGAGTCGAGCTTCAACAGCGACACTGTTGATTTCACTTATGCTGCTAAGAACCCTGGAACTTGGGGTAACGGACTGAAGGTTTGTTTCATTGATGACTTAGCAGATCAGACAATCGGTATTACAACTACTGATGCTGGCAACTATGGCATGACGATTGGTTTTGGTGTTACCACTACTCTGAGTGGCACCCTGGCTGGAGTCGGTACTACCTCATCCATTGGTGGAAACCTGAAGGGTATCATCACGGGTGTTACCACTGATGCAACAAACGGTGCTTCTTCGATCGACGTTAAGATCGTTTCTAGAGTATCTGCTGCAGGCACTGAAACTCCTGTTACCTATAAAGAGAATGATACCCTCTCCTCCTTTGGAAGTGGAGATACAATTCATTTTGTTAACAACTCTGGTGTTAACACTGGTGGTGGACATGCTGTAGCACTTACAGGAACTGCTGGGACAGTAACTGACTGGTACAACAATCAGCAACTTTCCCTTACAAACTCCACCATTTACTGGAAGCAACTAGCATCCAAACCTGTCACTAACCAGTACAGTCTGGATAGAAACAGTAAAAACGATGCAATGCACATCGTCGTTATTGATGACACTGGATCTATTACAGGAGTTAAAGGTTCTCTGCTTGAAAGAAACCACTTTCTTTCTAAAGCAGCAGATGGAGTATCTTCCGTTGAGTCTCCAGAAAGAAGTTACTACAAAGACTTCCTGGCACAAAGATCCAAATATATCTACGCAGGAAGAAACCCATCCGCATACACTGATACGTACTACGGAACTGAATCAAGAGCAACTGGATTCTCTACTCAGTTCACAGCAGTAACTACTGCTGCAGGACTTTGGGCACAAGACACCCAAGACGTTACTTTCTCCGCTATCGGAAACGTAACTTACACTTTTGCGGGAGGAAAACTCTACAGCAATCAAGGTGGAATGGCTGCAACTCTTGGAGATCTTGTTACTGGATACGATCTCTTCGCTAACAAAGATGAAATTGGAGTTGATTTCCTGATCGGTGGCCCTGGTTTAGCAGTTGAAGAACAGTCTCAAGCGAAAGCAAACAAACTGATTTCGATTGCAGAGTCTAGAAAAGATTGTATTGCAACTCTTTCTCCACATAGATCAAGCGTTGTTAATCTCACCAATGCGAGTGATCAGACAAATAACGTCATTAAGTACTACGCACCTGTCACTAGTTCCTCTTACGCGGTGCTTGATTCTGGATACAAGTACATGTATGACAGATTCAACAACCAATTCCGCTTTATTCCAACAAATGGTGATACTGCAGGATTGATGGTTAGAACTGAGGTTGAACAATTCCCTTGGTATTCTCCTGCTGGTACATCAAGGGGAACACTGAATAATGCAATCAAACTTGCACTTAATCCTAATAAGGCACAGAGAGACTCTCTCTATGAAGCAAGAGTTAACTCTATTGTCAATCAACCTGGATCTGGCGTTGTTCTCTTTGGTGATAGAACCGCATTGAACTATGCTTCTGCATTTGACAGAATCAACGTTCGTCGCCTCTTCCTCACAGTTGAACAGGCACTCGAAGGAATTGCTAACGCTCAACTCTTTGAGTTCAATGATGATATCACAAGATCCAACTTCCTTAATGTGGTTGAACCATACCTTCGTGATGTTCAGGCAAAGAGAGGACTCTACGATTTCCGTGTCATTTGTGATGAAACCAATAACACTCCAACTGTGATTGATAACAATGAGTTCAGAGCAGACATCTTCTTGAAACCAACCAAGTCTATCAACTTCGTCACCCTGACGTTCGTTGCTACTAGAACTGGTGTTGATTTCCAGGAAGTGACTGGTAGAGTTTGATTTTAAATAATTAAAACAAAGGAGGAATTTTTAAAACAATGGCAAACTTAAAGACGATCACTCAATTCAAATCCAGATTACAGGGTGGTGGGGCCCGCTCTAATCTATTTGAAGTAAATATTGATGATTTCAAGTTCTCTCAATGGGATAATGAAACTTTTCAGTTCTTATGCAAGGCTTCTCAGTTACCTGGAAGTAATGTTGCTCCAGTCTCTATTCCATTTAGAGGTAGAGAACTAAAAGTTGCTGGAGACAGAACTTTTGACGAGTGGACAGTAACAGTGATTAATGATGAAGATTTCAAACTAAGAACTTCTTTTGAAAATTGGATGAATGGAATCAGCAAATTGTCTGATGGATCTGGCGCTACTAGGCCAGAATCTTATATGGGTAATGCTAGAGTAAATCAACTTGGTAGAGGTTATAATCAAGGTAGGTTTGCTCAAAGAAATAGTAAAGATGGTAACAACGCAGGCGGAACCACTGGTATTCAACCTTTGAGAACATATTTCTTTGAAGGTATCTTCCCAACTACTGTCTCTCCTATCGAACTTTCTTATGATAATGAGAACGCTATTGAAGAATTCACTGTAACCTTCCAGGTTCAGTACTGGATCGCTGGATCTAACACTTCTTCTGGTTCTGTAAGTGATCAAACAAGTAACGTAATTATCTGATAATTTCCTCTGATAAATATATCAGAAGAAGTGCTATTATAGCGATTATGACTACTAGATTATTTGGTTTTTCAATTGAGGATTCCGAAAATACCCCGCCCAGTGTGGTTTCTCCCATCCCCCCAAGTGAGGGGGATGAAAACAACTACTATCTGAGTAGCGGGTTTTTTGGCAGTTATGTAGATATTGAGGGTGTATATAGAACTGAGTTTGATCTAATCAAACGCTATCGTGAGATGGCACTTCATCCAGAAGTTGATGGTGCCATCGAAGACATTGTAAACGAAGCAGTTGTGTCTGATACAGATGATACACCTGTTCAAATTGAACTTTCTAATTTGAATGCCAGTGATGGTATCAAAAAAAGAATTCGTAAAGAATTTAAGTTTATTCTTGATCTACTTGACTTTAACAATAAAGCTCACGAAATTTATAGGAATTGGTACGTTGACGGCAGACTATATTACCACAAGGTAATTGATTTAAAAAATCCTTCAACAGGTATTCAAGAGTTACGTTATATTGACGCAATGAAGATGCGTTATGTTCGTCAACTTAAAAGAACGGGGCCAGATAGTTTACAAAACACACAACTTCAATATTCTGGAAATGACAAATTGAATTATGACTTCCCTGAAGTGGAAGAATATTTCATGTACAACCCATCTTTAGGATCTTCAAATAACTCTGTTTCTTCTGGTTATGGTGGTAATGATCCTAAAAAAGCGATCAAATTATCGAAAGATTCAGTTACTTATTGCACCTCTGGATTAGTAGACAGAAATAAGGGATCAACTTTATCATATCTTCACAAAGCAATCAAAGCACTCAATCAACTTAGAATGATTGAAGACAGTTTGGTTATCTATCGTCTGTCTCGTGCTCCAGAGCGTAGAATTTTTTACATTGATGTTGGTAATCTACCTAAAGTAAAGGCAGAACAATACCTTCGTGATGTTATGATGAGGTATCGTAACAAGCAAGTTTATGATGCAAACACTGGAGAAATCCGTGATGATAAGAAGTTCATGTCCATGATGGAAGATTTCTGGCTTCCTAGACGTGAAGGTGGTAGAGGAACTGAGATTACTACTCTCCCTGGCGGACAAAATCTGGGAGAAATCACTGATATTAACTACTTTCAAAGAAAACTCTTTAGATCTTTGAATGTTCCTACATCAAGAATTGAAGGTGAAGGTGGATTCAATCTTGGAAGATCTTCTGAAATCCTAAGAGATGAGGTTAAGTTTAGTAAGTTTGTCGGACGTTTGAGAAAAAGATTCTCTAACATGTTTAATGACATACTGAGAACTCAACTTCTCCTTAAAAATGTTATCACTCCCGATGATTGGGATTCGATGAGTGAGCACATTCAGTATGACTTCTTATACGATAATCACTTTGCAGAACTGAAAGAAGCAGAGTTGATGCAAGAAAGACTTGGACTTATTCAAACGGCTGAACCTTATATTGGCAGGTATTACTCTCAAGATTATGTAAGACGTAATATTCTGCGTCAAACTGATGAAGAAATTATTGAGCAAGATGTACTTATTAAAAAGGAAATCAAAGCAGGTGTTATTCCCGATCCTGCAACAATTGATCCTGCAACTGGACAACCTTTTGCACCAGAAGGTAGTGGTGGAGATTTAGGTGCTCCTGTGATGGAACCAGAAATTGATGATTCTTCTGTAAAAGCACCAGAAATTAAAATGCCTAGCGGTGGGGAAATATAAATAATTTCACCGTTTACTTTACAATTTAATGGAAGAACTCTTAGATATGATTTCTGCTGATGAATCACCTTCCCAAATCAGTGATAAAATTAAAGATTTACTCTTTGCTAAATCCGCAGAAAGGGTTGATGCGTTCAAACCAGTAGCGGCAAATTCCATGTTTGGTGACGACTCTGAAGTCGAAGATGAGATTACTGCTGAAGTAGAAGAAACAGAAGAAGAAGAAGAGTAATTATAAATAACTATTATAAATGAACTTTAGAAAATAGTGTAATGGCACATAAACCAGTAGGCGCGGCCACAAGTATTGCAACTACAAACTCTTCCACCAAAACAAGTGCGATTAAGGTGACTACTAATGTATTGAGAATTACTGCTCTCAATACTGATGCTTATGTTGTAGTTGGTGGTGATCCTACTGCATCGTTAAGTGATTATATTATTCCTGCTAACACATCTGCAGGTATTGGTGTTACTAAAGCATCTCAAAGAGTTGTTGATATTACCAAAGGATCAACTACTGTAGTAACTTGTCCTGAAGGAACTCAAATGCCATTTGGTGTTGGTGATCATGTAACTCTTGAAGCGAGTGTTGCTGATTCAAATTATGAAACTGTTATTGCACACGTTCCAGTTGCTTCAGTTGATACAACTTCTGGTATTGATGGAAGTTTTCAAACTAAAGTAACTCTTACAGCAAATACAAGCGGCATTTCTACATCATTTACCACTAATGATGCAAGATTGATTGCCTCCGTTAAAGTTGCTGCCATTTCTTATGGCACAGGAGGATCTATTCACGTTCAACCCGTTCAAACCACAGGAATCGCATAAGATGAAACTTATCAGAGAAGAAATCGAAACAGTTGAATTCCTTGTCGAAAGTAAGAACGGCAAGAAATCCATGTACATTGAAGGTGTTTTTCTCCAAGGAAACATCAAAAACCGCAACGGTAGAATGTATCCTATGGAGACTCTCCGTAAGGAAGTTGGTAGATACAACGAAAACCATGTCCAATCAGGTAGAGCACTTGGTGAACTCGGACACCCTGACGGACCAACCGTTAACTTAGATCGTGTATCTCATAAGATTGTATCTCTGAGAGAAAGTGGTTCAAACTTTGTTGGTAAAGCAAAAATCCTTAGCACCCCTATGGGTAAGATTGCATCCTCTTTAATTGAAGAAGGTGTAAAACTTGGTGTTTCCTCTAGAGGAATTGGATCTTTGAAGATGACTCGTGAGGGAGTCAATATTGTTGGTGACGACTTCATGTTGGCAACTGCTGCTGATATCGTTGCTGATCCCTCTGCTCCTGATGCTTTTGTTGAAGGTATTATGGAAGGTAAGGATTGGGTATGGGATGGTGGCATTCTTCGCGAAAAATTCGCAAAGAAAACATACAAAGAGATCAACACTCTTGTCACTCAAAAACAACTTGATGAGAAAAAACTGAATCTATTTAATGATTTTTTAAATAGTATCTGATTCATTAAATATATTAATTTATAAATAAATATAGTTTTAAAAAACGGAAAAACGGAGAGTTCACAAATGTCTCGTGGTAAAAAATTACAAGAAATGGAAGTAAAGACACAGCAATCCAAAACCGCTGTTAACTCTGGTGCTAAGCCTGCAGATCCCATAGATACATCGGTTGCTGGTTCTTACGAAGATCTTGGTGGGCCTACCCCTGAAAACTATAAACCAGATGACGATTCTGCAAAGTTAAAGACACCTGGTGGCACCCTTAAGCAGGTTAAAGATGTGGTAACCAAGAAAGCCGGTAAGGCAGATCCCATGAAAGGCATGAGCGAAGAAGAAGTTACTACCGAAGACACCATCGAAGAGGAAGAGGTAACAACTGACGAAGTAGTCGCTGAAGAAGAGACTACTGAAGAAGAAGTTGTTGCTGAGTATGATGTCGAAGAAGATGTCAATGCTCTTCTCAGTGGCGAAGAACTCTCCGAAGAATTCAAAGAGAAAGCAAAAACTATCTTTGAAGCAGCGATTAACTCTAAGGTTTCTGAAATCAAAGAGCAAATCGAAGCTGAGTATGCAGCAGAAATGACTGAAGAAGTCGAAGCTGCTAAAGAATCTCTCGCTGAGCGTGTTGACTCCTATCTGGAGTACGTCGCTGACGAGTGGTTCACTGAAAATGCCCTTGCTGTTGAGCAAGGACTGAAAACCGAAATGACTGAAAGTTTCCTTTCAGGCATGAAGGGACTTTTTGAAGAACATTATGTAACCATCCCTGAAGAAAAATATGATGTCCTACATAGCATGGTAGAAAAACTTGATGATATGGAGACAAAACTCAACGAGCAGATCGAGAAGAATATCGTACTCAACGGAAGACTCGCAGAGTCAGTTGCAGATGGTATCTTTGACAATGTTTCTGAAGGACTTGCGTCCACTCAGAAAGAGAAGCTCGCTTCACTTGCTGAAGGTGTGGAGTTTGAAAGTGAAGACGAATATCGTGAAAAACTGGAGACACTGAAGGGGTCGTATTTCTCCTCCACTCCATCTACTACTAAAACCGAAACCCTGTCTGAGGGTGAATCTATTGCGCCAGAAACTGTTACTGGTTCGATGAATGCATACCTGAGAACTCTGGGTAACTTTAGTAAGTAATTGAATTTAATATCAATTCAAACCCTATAAACACTAATTAAGGTACAAGCAATGTTCCAATCCGAACATCTGCAGGAAAAGTGGAAGCCTCTTCTTGAGTATGAGGGCCTTGACGCAATCAAGGATCCCCATCGTAAGGCTGTAACCGCTGTCCTGCTTGAAAACCAAGAAAAATTCCTGCGTGAGCAATCTGCCTTCAATGACGGCGGAATGCTTTCCGAGCAACCAACCAATGCTGTCGGTAACGGCGGTTTCAGTGCGTCCGCTACCGCTGCTGGTCCTACTGCAGGTTTCGATCCCGTTCTGATCTCCCTGATCAGACGCTCCATGCCTAACCTCGTCGCATACGATCTGGCTGGTGTCCAACCAATGAGTGGCCCAACTGGACTCATCTTTGCGATGCGTTCCCGCTACACTAATCAGTCTGGCACCGAAGCGTTCTACAACGAAGCAGATTCTGCATTCGCTGGACGCGATAAGGCATCTAACTCTGAAAACGGCTTCACCGATGGTGTTGCTGGTATGGGTACTACCGCTCAGAGCGGCACCAACCCATCTGTTCTGAACCCTGTTGGTTCTGCATCTTCCCTCGGCTACAGAGTTGGCCAAGGCATGAGAACTGACGATGCTGAATCTCTTGATGGCACTGGAGACAGTTCCTTCAACCAGATGGCATTCTCGATCGAGAAAGTCACTGTTACCGCTAAGTCCAGAGCTCTGAAGGCAGAGTACTCCCTGGAACTGGCACAGGATCTGAAGGCAATTCACGGACTGAACGCTGAAGCAGAACTTGCTAACATCTTGAGTACTGAGATCCTCGCTGAAATTAACCGCGAAGTTATCCGTACTATCTACAAGACTGCTGAGCAAGGCGCTGTTCAGAACGTTGCTACCGCT